GTAGAATTTAGAGGAAACTACGAGACAGATGGTTTTATTTTTGTTAGACAAACTCAACCTTTACCTTTTACAATTTTATCGTTATACCCAAGGTTAACTACTAATGATGGATAATATGTTATATATAGTACCCTACACAGCTGAACATGGAAGATTTATATTATCTCAACAAATGAATCATAAACTTATGGATAAGGATGCTGAGTTTGATGGAGATGCTATAAACCTTGTGCAAGACCACTTAGCTTTTACAGGTATGGTTAATGATAAACCTATCTTTGCTGCAGGAATGAAAATGATTTGGGGTCAAGTAGCAGAGGGTTGGGTTATTGCAACACAAGATGTTTGGCAACATCCTATTGCAGTAGCGAAAGCGATTAAGAAAGATTTTGCAAAAGTTGCAACAAAATATAATATTAAAAGAGTTCAAACTGCGGTGCGTAAAGATTTTGATAAAGGAATAAAATTTGCAAAGTGGTTAGGATTAGAGAATGAGGGTTTAATGAAACACTATGGATTTGATGGCTCAGATCAATATAGATATGCGAGGATATTTTAATGGGTTGGCAGATGGCAGTAGTAGGTGCATTAGGTGCAGCACAATATCAACAACAAGGTGCTATTGGTAAATATAATCAAGGTGTTGCTAATCGTAATGCTGCTGTTAAAGAACAAGAAGCAGAAATATTAGATAATAAATTAAATTTAGAACTTGCTCAATTTGATAAAAATTTTACAAAATTACAAGGTACTCAAGTAGTTAATACTTTAAAATCTGGTGCAGAATTTTCTGGTACAGCAAGAAATATACAATTATCAAATTTATATGAAGCTGAAGTAGAAAAAGATATTGCTAGATATAATACTGAAATAGGTAAAAGTAGAAAATTTGAAGAAGCAAACTTTGCTAGAATATCTGGTGAAGTTGCTAGACAACAAGCTAAACTTGCACAACTTGGAACACTTGCATCTACTGGTACAAGTTTATTAAGTATGCAAAAGGTAACATAATGAGAAATTATAAATCAGAATATAAAAACTACCACTCTAAACCAAAACAAAAAAAGAATAGAGCCAGTAGAAATGGTGCAAGAAGAATTATGAAAAAAAAACTTGGTAATAGTATATTAGGTAAAGATATAGATCATAAAGATAGAAACCCTAGAAACAATAGTAGAAGCAATTTAAGAGTAAGGTCTAAATCTTCTAACAGATCAAGGAATAAATAATGCCAAAGATACCCACATTTGAATCTAAATCTACAATAACATCTCAAGGACCAAGCGTTACTACTAATTTGCAAATTCCTTTGTCACAAACTGTTGGTTCTGCTTTACAACCTGTATCTGACTTTGTTCAAAAAGAATATATTAAAGAAAGAAAGTTAGAAGAAAATAATAAAGTAGATAAGATTATAGCTGACTCGTATAAAGATAATGAAAGTGGACCTAATGGTTTTTTAACTCTTTCAAGTGAGACAGGAAAGAATGGTAATCCTTCAGATGCTTCTAGTATTTATGATCAAGGTGTAGATAAACTATATAATTTTATGTCATCTACCAAAGGTCAAAATTTATCTCGTTTTGGTAAACAAATTTTTAAATCTAAATTTTATGGTTCAGCAGCACAGTTAAAATCTAATGCTTTGTTAGAATCAAGAAAAACTCAATTTAAAGAATCATCTGACATTGATAGTGATTACATTTCACAAAAAACTATTGCTCTTTCTGCATTACCTAATGGTTCGGGATTAGATCAATTATATGGAGAAATAGATCAAAGATTAGATTCTAATCCATATTACAATGATCAACCACAATTAAAAAAAGAAGTTAAATTAAAGTACCAACAATTTTCTGCTACGTCTGTAGCAAACAGAATGTTATTAAGTCAACCTTCTTTATTAAAAAAACAATTACAAGATGGTAAATACAATGTATTAGAGTCAAATGAAATTATAGAACTTTCTCAAAAAGCAGACATTGCTATCAAAGATCAAAAGTTTTCTTCATTAACTAATGCTATATCTTTAGTTGGTATAGGTGATGTTCCACCAAATGCTTTAAAGCAAATTGCACAACAAACTATATCAGGAAACTTTGCAGATAATAAAAATTTACAAAATATTTATAATTCATTAACAGATATAGAAAAAAAAGAATTTAGATCCTTTGCTACGAAGAAAGCAAGAGAAAAAAGAAATGAATTATTATTTGAAGTTCAAGCAGCAGACGCTGCTACAAAATTAGAATCAGCAGATAATTATCAAAAAGCATTAACAGAAGCAGGTGTTGCAACTGGTATCAATCAAAATTTTATTCAAGAAGTATTTAAAAATAATCCAGATGCACTTACACAAATGACAGACTTAAATACTAAAATTATATCCAATGCTGAACAAAAAATAACTGTGTCTTCAAACTTTGATTCTAATAATGCTATATCGGGATTAATTAGTATGGATGAAATAAATACATTAGGTGATAGGTTTACATTACCAGGAGAAACACAAGCTAAATCTATTATAGAAAGATATGGAGAAGAAACTGATCTTGATGATTTAAAATATTATTCTGATATATTAAAACAACAAAACGAAAATCCAAAACAATTTAGAAAAACTTTTTCACCATTTCATAGTTTTATAGATGAAACAAAAAATCTTATTAGTACAGAAGTAATTAAAATACTTGATCCTAAAAGTTATAATAATGATCTTAAAAGATTTAGAGATGATATGTATTCATTATATATCAAAGGTGTTAATGAAGGTAGATCACCATTAGAGTTATTGGATTACAAAAATAGAAATTTTATTGGTAAAGATTTTATACAATATCAATCAGATAAAAATAAAATATTTAAAAACATGATGGACAATGTTGAAAAAAAAGAAGTTGATGAATCTATAAAAAGAAAACCAGATGAAACTCCTTCAGAGTATTTAAAAAGAATAAGTGAATAGTAATGGCAGATTTACAAACACAAGTACAACAACTTGAAAAAGGTGGTTTTAGTCAAGTTGAAATAAATAATTGGAAACAAGAAAAGGTAGAGCAATTAACACAAGGTGGTTTTACTGCTGAAGAGATTGCAAAAGATTTTGGTTTTGAACCTGTTGATACAAAAGCAATAGAAAAAATTTATGAAAAAGATATAGGTTATTCAAGAATAGCAGACTATGATGAAATAGAAACTATACAAAAAGAGAATCCAGATGACTCATCTTTATTAGAAGCTGCTGTAGGTAAAAAATTAGATAATGTTACAGAAAGAATAAAAGTCGGTTGGAATACAGGAGTTGTTGATTTAATACAAGAAGCTCATGGAATACCTAATATAGATGGTACAAAAGAAGATGGTAAATATTTTAATGTTGATTTTCAAGACACAGGATTTCTTGAAAGAAATTTAACTAATGCTGCAAGAATAGCAAAAGATTTACCTTTGTATTTAAGTACAGGTGGTTTAACTTTATTTGCTACTCGTTCACCTAATGCAAGTGTTTTTACATCTGGACTTGTTGTAGGAAGTATTAGAGAAACATATTTAGAAATGAGAGAGAAAGGTCAAGTTGCAAATTGGAATAACTTTTGGGAAATATTTAGAAACGAAGGAATAAAAGCAGGATTAAAAGAAGGAATTCAACTTACTTCTGCTGCAAAACTTGGTGGAATAAGTAATAAATTTTTACCACAGTTAATAGGAAGAGTTGCAGGTTTTGAGGGATCTGGTGCAATTATAGAAAGAGAATTACCAAGCAAAGATCAATTAATAGATTCTGTAATTTTGTTTGGTGCATTTGGATTAGGAGAAAGAGGAGCAAAAAAAATTCCTAACATCATTAAAAAAACTAATCGTGATGCAGTTGATTTAGCTGCGGATTATAAATTAGATAAATCTGTTAAGCAAGATTTAGCAAGTAAAAATTTAGAAATACCTAGAGCAATTAAAAGAACAGTAGAAGATATTACTGGTAAAAAAATAAAACTTGATGAAAAATTTTTAGAAGGTTTACAATTTCCAGAAGCTGTTAAATTAATATTATCTAAAACTAAATTTGAAAAACCAAAAGATGTAACAGATGTTAAGAATACTTTAACAAGATTATTTATAGATAGATTACATCCTATATTAAGATTAGTACAAAGAGTTGAAAGCACTAAAAATACTAAAGGTCAATTAAATGTTTATGAACAATTTAGAGTATTAGTTGGAATGACAAACAGAGGAGGTGCTTTTGTTGATAGAGCCACGCAAACAATTAATCTTGAAAACAAAGGTAAACCTTTAAAACAAGTATTAGAACCATTAAAATTTGAAGGTAATAAAAAATTAAATGAAAAAGGAATTAGAAAACAATATGCAGAATTTAATGCTTACCTTATTGCAAGAAGAGCTTTAGAATATGACAGAAGAGGTTTTGAACATCCTTTTGATTCAAAAGCAGCTAAAGAAACAATACAAATTTTAAAAAATAAATATGATCCTATTGCAAAAGAAATAGATATTTATAATAGACAGCTT